GGATTTAGTAGAAACAACGATTTAATTACTTTCAATAATGACCCTACAAAGAAAAGAGTACAAGCATTTTGTAATGCAATTACAATGCCAGAAAGAGAAGCAGTAGTAAAACAAATTAGACATAATGGTCCTCCAAGAAATTTTGTTTATGATTATAAATCTGCTCCTATATCAGCAACATTTTATGCTGACAAGTTTCTAAGAGAACGTACATTTTTTGAATTATGGCAAAAGGCGGGATTAAGCACAACAACACATAATTTTAATTTTTATAACGATTATGTAAGTGATGTAGATATATTTCAATTAGGACAATATGCATCTCAACAAGAAAGAGATGATATAACTTATGGTGTTAGATTGTATGACTGTTATCCACAAATAGTTGGACCAGTTTCTTATGCACATACAGCGAATGAAGTGCAAACATTTGAAGTAACATTTACATTTAGATATTGGGTTAATTACTTTATTAACCAAGACGGAAATATAGATTTAATTTCTAGTACAACAGGTCAATCTGAATTTAATAAACCTGTTGTCAAAGAAGGAGGATTATTTGGTGGACTTATTAGTAAATTACCACCAGAAATCAGAAGAGCGGGACGAGACGTTTTAGATGGATTGAGAAGAAGCGTGCCGTTAGGTAGAATATCTGGAGGAAGAATATTCCCACCATTTAAACTACCACCACTAAATATATAAAATATAAGGAGATATTATGGCATTACCAATAATAGAAACACCACGATATGAATTGACTTTACCTTCAGCTGACATTAAAATACAATATAGACCATTCATAGTAAAAGAAGAAAAGGTCTTATTGATGTCAATGGAAAATCAAAACAGCGATGAAACGTTAGTTGCTTTAAAAGAAATTTTAAGAGCTTGTACATTTGATAAAGTTAAAATTGAAGATTTACCTATGTTTGATATTGAATATTTGTTTTTACAAATTAGATCAAAATCAGTGGGTGAAATAGCAAAATTTAAAGTTTTGTGTCCAGATGATAAAAAAACTTTTGTTGATGTAGAAGTTGATATATCAAAGATTGAAGTACAAGTTGATGACAGTCATACAAACAATATTATGTTAGATGAAAAAAGAAAGTTAGGTTTAGTTATGAAGTATCCTACGATAGATTTTGCTAAGGCAGGATTAGATGTTAATATGCAAGATATAGATAAAGTTTTTGAAATTATTACTAGTTGCATTGACCACATTTATGAGGGAGAAAAAATTTATCCAGCAAAAGATACTACAAAAGAAGAATTAAGAGATTTTATAGAAAAATTATCTCAAAAATCTTTTGAAAACATTAAAACTTTCTTTGAAAGTATGCCACAATTGAGGCATGAAATTGAAGTTGAAAATCCTAATACTAAAGTTAAAAATAAGATAGTATTTAAAGGAATACAAGATTTTTTTCAATCTGCCTCTCCCACAGTAGCCTAGAGGCCTATTTTGAAACCAATTTTGCATTGATTCAACATCATAAATATTCATTAAAAGAGATTGAGTCTTTGATACCTTGGGAACGTGACGTTTATGTAACAATGTTAGTAAATCATATCAAAGAAGAAAATGAGAGAAGAAGACGAGAACAACAAGGGAGAAGTTGATGGACAACACAGTTAAAAAAACTGTACAATTAGAATTAGAAGTTGATACAGTATCAAAAGGGCCAAACAAATATCAAGGTATAATTGATTTAGCAAAAGCAATTGATGCTTGGAGAATATTTCCAAGAATATTCATTACAACATACATTTTTCTATTATACAAAGTAACAGTATGGTTTATGGCTTTACCAGAACCAAATAATGCACAAGCTGGTCTAGTATCAGTTGTTGTAGGCGCAGGTGCTGCGTGGTTTGGTTTATATGCAGGTACAGGACCAAAGATGCAAAAAGAAGATAAGAAATAAAAATGGCATTACCACAAGAAGTAGAACAACAAGATAGTCAGGTAGTTTCAAAAGCTGTATTTGATTTAGCAAATACTATATCAAATAAAGTTGGTATTGCAATAGATGGTGTAAAACAAGCTGTAATACCAAGTATACCTGATATGATTAGTAAAATTACTGCGGATATTCAATCTGGTTCTCTTATAAAGTTTGAGAGAGCAATTGAAATATTAAATAAAAAGATGAGAGAATTTGGTTTTGAATTAAGTACATATAATAAAAGTCTTGCTGATTTTTTAAAAAAAAGAGAAGAAACTTTAGAAAAATCAGAAAAAGAAATACAACAAATTAGAAAAAATGGTATTATAGCAGAGATAGATAAATTTTCAGGTGAAATAAATTATTTGAGTAGAGAAGAAATTAAAAAAAGAAATCAACAATTAGCACTTACAAATCAAAATATTAAAAATACAAAGGACGATTTAGATAAACAAAGAAAAATATTACAAGAAAAACGATTTGTCAGTGAAAAAACAAGAGAATTAGCTAAAATTGAGATTGTAAAAAAACAAGAACAATTGACAGAACAAGAAATTTTAAGAGAAAGATTAATAGAAACCTTAGGTGATAAAGCTGAAGATAAAAAACCTGGAATATTTAATAGAATTAGAGGAGGAGTTGAACGTACAGGTCAAGGTTTGAGTAATACATTTGGAGGTGCTAGTGATTATATACCTGCTCCTATATTAGGAATTATATCAGGTTTTACAGAAGCTCTTACTGCGCCATTTACTGCTATAAAAGAATTCGGTATGCAAATAGGAGAATTTTTAAAACCACTTAAATTAGTAAAAGATTTATTTACTGGAGTATTTAAGGGATTAAAAAACTTTGCTGGTGGATTATCAAATGCTGTAAAAGGAGTTGTTACGTTATTTAAACCTCTAATGGCTGGATTAAAAAGATTTATTGCTAGTCTTGCTATGGCTGTTGTCTCATTTTTACCATTTATTGCAATTGGAGTTGCTATTGTAGCTGCTTTGGGTGCCTTATATTTTGCAGTTAAAAAGATTGCTAGTTTTTTAGGTTTTGGAAAAGAAGGTAGAGAAAGAGAAAAATTAGATAAACAACAAGGTACAGGTAAATATCAAAGTTTAGATGAGGGAACTATGGATGCTATTGGAAATCAATATGCACCAGGAGACGCAAAATTTGTAAATGAATATGGAGTACCAAAAGCAGAATTCGTACCAAAATCAGAAGAACAAAGAATAAGAGAACAAGATAATAACACATTAGGAAATAATAAAATTTTACCAAGTGGAAATATTAGATCAACATTTACAAGTAGAAAACACATAGGTGATGCAATACCTGCTGAAGAATTAGCATTATTACGACAAAACGCAGGTATGACAAACACTGGAACTACAAATAATGTAGCATCTAATCAAGTTGTTAATTCAGCTGTAAATAATTCTGTTTCAAGTGTATCATTGACTGGAACAAAAAATAATGATACTTGGTATGACGCACACGCTTTTTAAAAAGTAACACCTAATTCTTTTTCAGTAATCAATTTAAATTCCATACCTCTTTCTTCACAATAAACTCTTGCGGCTTTCCACTTGGCTGTATTTTTAATAAACTCAAAACTTTCACGTAGATAAGCTCTTGTTTTCTTTTTAGGTGCTTTAGGTTGAGTAAGTTGACGATAGGGTTTAACTTCTATCATAACCTTTTTATCTTTGACAGTCTTTACAATAAAGTCTGGATAATAAGAATGAAATCTTTTATCAATTGGATTATAATATCTAACAGCTATTTCTTCTGATGCCCAATAAACAATGTCAGGATTGTTATCTAAATAAACCATCATACGTCTCTCTAAAAGAGAACGATATACTATTCTATTTGGGTCACCAACATACTTCTTTGGATTAGTTGGTCTATATAAACCTTTAAAAGACTTCTTCATAACATATAAATATTAACATTATAAGGATATTTAGATGGCATTTACAAGTAAGATTTCAACAATATTAAAACAAAGTGCTAATAATTTAGTAGGTAATTTAGTAGGTACTTCATTATCTAAACTAGCAAACTTTGCTAATCAAGCAAATACAGCTAAATTAGCTGCCAATTTGGCTAATAAATCACCATTAGAAATAGATAATAGTCCAGTAGCACATATGAAAGAAAATCCATATGATTACGGACAGTTATACTATCCAGAGGAAACAAGTCAATTAGGAGAAGGTCATTATGTAATATTTGATATTATTGCAAACGATAAATCAACTATGACAGCAACTAATTTTGATAACAAAGGAAAATTAACTGTCGGTGGTTTTGGTGATACAGATTTAGACTCTGATTTTTCAATAAGATTAGATCAACAAGAAAAAAGATTTAAAAAATTAAAAGATCAAGGTTATTATAATTCTAACTCACAAAATATAGTAAGACAACAATCATCAGGTGTTGCTTCTTATCAACAAACACATAGTAGAATACAAGATACTGTTATTTTATACACACCACCTAATGTTAAGTTTGATTATAAAGCTGGATACGAAAACGCTGATACAGGTATGGCGCAATTGATTATGGGAACTATTGCTGACATAAAAGGTGGTAAAGAAGCATTATCAGCTGGAGGAGAAGCACTAAAAGTATTTTTAGAAAAAGCAGCAGTTGGTGCGTTAGAATTAGCATTTCCTGGTGTACAAGGATTTATTGACAAAACAAGAGGTAAATCTGTCAATCCACAAACAGAATTAGTATTTAAAAACGTACCATTTAGAACATTTAGTTTTCCATTTGAATTTGCTGCGAAGAACACAAAAGAATTAGATACGATACACAAAATTATTCAATTATTTAAATTTCATATGATGCCAGAGATACAAACAAGAGGTTTCTTAATAGCACCATCAGAGTTTCAAATTACATATATGTACAAAGACAAAGCAAATATGTACATACCTAAAATTAGTAGATGTGCTTTAACAGATTTTAATGTTGACTATTCACCAGAAGGTGTGTTTACAACATTTAGAGGTGATGATAAAGGAGCTGCGCCAGTATTAATTAAAGCAGAACTTACGTTTACTGAAATGGAAATAATGACAAAAGCAACTATTGCTGAAGGACATTAATGAGTTATTTTAAATATTTCAATAAAGGTTATTACGATATAGCTGGTGACGGAAATAAAAAACTTGTCACTGATTTAATGACACGTGTAAAAGTCAGATCAAAGATTAGAGATGAAGCTAGTCTCTATGATAGTTATGATGTACCATCAGGCGAAAGACCTGAAACAACAGCATTTAAACATTTTGGATCTGCTAATTTACATTGGGTTATATTATTAACAAATGATATTACTGATGCTTATTATGATTGGCCATTGTCAGATCAGGATTTTGAGACTTATGTTAAAAACAAATATTCAAACCCGAGTGCCACACATCATTATGAAATAACACAATCAAGTGGTAAAACAACAGGATCAGGACCAGATGACTATTCACATAAGATAGAAGTTAATAGTACACAATCTGGCGCACAATCTGTTTCTAATTATGAATATGAAAGAAGATTACAAGACCAAAAAAGAAAGATTAAATTATTAAATCCAAATTTCTTACCTGTTTTACTAGAGGAGTTTGAAAGATTAGTGAGTAGATAATGTATTTTGATGTTGATGAACAAAATTTAGAAAAAGCAGGTTCATATAGACTTTCACAGGTTGACCTGGTATCATATGCTTCACCAACTGGTGGAACAGAATCCTTTAGACAAGATATATCCAATCTAATACAAGAGATAAACATTTACGAACATTTAGAAAGTAAAACACTATCAGGTGATTTAACTTTAATAGACGCAACAAACGTTATTAGTACATTACCATTAACAGGTTATGAAAGAATAGAGTTTAAATTATCTACACCTGGATTAGGTATAGAAAAAGGATATGACTTTACTTCCATATCAGGTTATCCTATGTACGTTTACAAGATTGGAAACAAAGCACAAGTTAATCCAAGAGCACAAGCTTATACATTACACTTCTGTAGTATTGAAACCATAAAAAACGAACAAAGAAGAATATCAAAAGCATTTGCAGGTTCCATAGATGAGTTTGTATTAGAAGTGTGTCGTGGTGATTTAAAAACAAAGAAAAATCTTATATTAGAGTCAACTAAAAATTTAACAAAATTTGTTGTACCAAGACTTAAACCGTTTGATAGTATTGAAATGTTTTGTGAAAACGCCACATCAAAGAACTTTAAAAACGCAGGATATAGATTTTTTGAGACTTCATTAGGATTTAACTTTAAATCATATGAAAATATGTTTACAAAAGGAAATGGAACACCTCGTAGAGCGCTGGCGAACTATCTACCTAAAGTAAAGTCAGTAAGAGACAGCAGAGATAATCGAAACATATTATCTGATTTACAATCAATGGAAAGTTTTAAAGTTATATCTCAGTTTAATACATTACGAAATCTAAAGACTGGCGCATACGCAAGTCGTATGGTTATCCACGATAATTTTAACAAGACGTTTAGTGAAAACGATTTTGACTATCATTTAGATTACATAGATCATCACCATTTAGAAAGTGATAGTCGTGGTGGAAAACGAGACGATAATGGAGTTTTACCGTACTTTAAGTTTGAAGACAATAAGGCGTTTAGTGACTTCGCTGAAGGTTCTTTACATTTTCATAGTAATACAGCAAAAGTCCATAACGATTATGAACTACCAGAACAAAAAGAAATAGTACAACAACGTATATCACAAAAGACTGCGCTGTCATCTATTGTCGTAGAGTTTGAAGTACCAGGATTTACAGGTATCAACGCTGGTGATGTAGTCAATCTTACATTACCCTCTTATTCGCCAAATAAGAACCCGCTAGCGAAAGATGAAGACCCTTATTTAAGTGGTCGTTATCTTATCAGTGGATTACGTCACAATATAGGAGTTATGGCGAAAAAACACGTTATGGTCGTAGAATGTATTAAAGACAGTTTAAATACACCATATCCAGAGGAAATACAAGATACGTTTACGAATAAAGAAACAAATAAAGGGGATACATATCTACAATACGCAATTGACGAGAATTTGGGATAATCTCAGAGAATCGCTCCGAAAGAGTCGGCTATGTAGGTTAAAGGCAATCAATGGCAACGAGAGAAAATACACTTAACATAATGGAAACAGCCCATATGTATAAGAAAATACCATCAACTCCTTTGATAGCAAAGGCTATGATAGATATACTCTCTTTTTCTATAGAGACATATCAGAAAACCGCCGAAAGCCCATATAATCTAAGTTTATTAAAGAACCGCAAAGATAAAGGCCGAGTTTACGCCGTTATAAGTAATACAAAGGCACTCTTTAGTCGTTACAATAGATATATTAGTCGCCTGCGTACAATGGAATTAAATAGGGTTAAATGGCGTATAGCCAGTGTTTTAAAAGAAAACCTTTATCGGTTGCTATAGGAATAGAATGAACGAAAATTTTTTAGGATTTAATGGCTTTGTATGGTTTGTAGGTGTCGTAGAAGATAGAGGCGATCCGCAATACACTGGCAGAGTACGTGTACGTTGCTTGGGTCATCATACAGGAAACAAAGAGCAATTGCCGACTAGCGATCTACCGTGGGCGTCTGTAGTCTTACCCATTACATCATCTGGTATATCTGGATTAGGACAAACGCCGTTGGGATTAGTCGAAGGCTCGTGGGTGTTTGGTTACTTTAGAGATGGTAATAGAAGACAAGAGCCAGTGGTGATGGGAAGTTTACCTGGAAAGCCGTCAGAGTTGTCCAAGTCAAATAAAGGTTTCTATGATCCCAATGGTATCTATCCAAAGTATAAAAATGAACCAGATGTCAATCGTTTAGCCGTAAACAATGAAAACAATCCACATCTTGCTCTTACATTAAGACAATCTACACGAATTACCAGTATCGCCACCGCTGACTTTAATCCACTTACAGCGGCGGATGGTTCTGCCATCGAAGGTTCCAATAGTACAACCTGGAATCAACCCGAAATTCCTTATAATGCTCGCTATCCATATAACCACGTCTATGAATCCGAATCAGGACATATACGAGAATATGATGATACACCTGGCAATCAACGTATATACGAGAGCCATCGTACTGGTACTTCATATGAAATAGACGCCAGCGGTAATCAAACCAACATCATCAAAGGTAGCCATTATACATTAACCACAAGCAATAACTCGGTATACATTGGTGGCAATAGTGATATATCCATAGATGGAAGACATAAGTTATTCATTAACAAATCAGGGTCTGCAAATAACCATTACGATATACAAGTAGGATCAGGCGCCAATGTGAATATACAAGTAGATAACGGCGATGTGAATTTAGTTACAGTGACTGGTAAAATCAATTTAAACGCAGGTGGCGATCTAAACGTAAGAGTGGGCGGTAATTATACGTTAGATGTATCGGGAAATAAGACTGAAGTCATAGAAGGAACAACCACAGAAAACACTACTGGCGCCGTTGTTATCCGTGGAGAAACCATAGACTTAAACCCTTAAAAAATCTATATAGAATTGCCTTATTGAAAAGCCATAGCAAATCTTAATCTATAAATGTAATAACATCTTTTAGATATAACGGACGCTGGCAATTTATGCTGTTTAGAATAGGGGGGTGGCAAAAACAAGAGC